GTAAGTCAACTAGAGGCTGCTGTAGCAAAACTAGAAAGAGATAAAGTAATTCTACAAGAAAATGCAATTCGACTAGAAGCGGGGTGGGAAAGAGAAGTAGCGGCCCGAGAGCAGATAGAAGCAAATCTTGAAAAACAGATAAAAGTAGTAGGAGAACTTACTGAAAAGAATACTGCAATGCAGGCTGAAATGGATGATTATCTGTCAATTTTTAAGCGGCATAATCTGACAAAGTTAGCACGAGCCAAACCTGGATTGATAGAGCCTCGTATTAACAATGGTACTGCAGAAGTATTCAGAGCAATAGAAGAAGCGAGTAAAGAGGTTGAAAATGCGGATTCTTTATAGTTTATTATTGATTTTAACAGTAGCGGGTTGTTCAAGTTTTACTCCGTCTTTGCCAGAACCAGAAGTGCGAATTAAAACTGTTACGGAGTTTCGCACTTTAGACATATATCAACCTCCTCTGCCAAAAGAAATTGGTTTACAAGATGTAGAATTTTTTGTAGTTACAGAAAAGAATTTTGAAGAACAAGTAAAAAGACTGCAAAAAATTCAAGATGGCACATACGTACTCTTTGGTCTGACTCCACAAGACTACGAAAATATGGCATATAATTTACAAGAACTTCGTAGATATATACGTCAACAAAAAGAAATAATTATCTATTACCGTAAAGCTACACAAAGTGACGAAGGTACTGATTCACAAGATTGGATAGAAAGAAATCAAGAAGTTCTTGAAGATCAACAATCTGAGTAATTTATATGGCGGTACAAGTAAGTAGAGCTGATATTATATCACAAGAAATTTTAGATTTACAATCTGAGACACGTTTCTTAAAACTACCAATAGATCCATATTTGGATTTATTAGGAGTTGTTCCTCTTCCATCACAAAATGCAATTATAAATGCGATAAATAATTCTAAATATCGCTTTGTTTGTGCAGCGGTTTCTCGGCGTCAAGGAAAAACCTATATCGCAAACATTATTGGGCAATTAGTATCACTAGTTCCCAATTCAAACATTCTCATAATGTCCCCTAACTATGCACTGTCTCAGATTTCTTTTGATTTACAGAGAAATCTTATTAAGCACTTTGATCTGGAAGTTGCAAAAGACAATGCAAAGGACAAAGTTATAGAATTAACTAACGGGTCTACAATCCGCATGGGCTCGATAAATCAAGTAGATTCCTGCGTAGGTAGAAGTTACGACTTGATTATATTTGATGAGGCAGCGTTAGCAGACGGAAAGGATGCTTTTAATGTTGCACTTCGACCTACTCTAGATAAAGAGAATTCAAAAGCTTTGTTTATCTCTACACCTCGGGGTAGGAACAACTGGTTTGCTGAATTTTTTGATAGAGGTTTTAATGATGAATTTTCCGAATGGTGCTCGATACGAGCGACTTATCAAGATAATCCTCGAATGTCTGAGAGCGATATTGAGGAGGCTCGAAAAAGTATGTCCGATGCTGAGTTCCGACAAGAGTACGAAGCAGATTTCAATACTTATGAAGGACAGATATGGAACTTCGATCACGAAAAATGTATAGTAAATAATGACGTTTTAGAAACTCGAAGAATGGATGTATTTGCGGGACTTGACGTTGGTTATCGAGACCCAACTGCTTTTTGCGTTGTTGCTTATGATTGGGATGAAGGTCTGTACTATGTACTGGATGAATACCTGGACGCCGAAAAAACAACGGAACAACACGCGGTAGTAATTAGAGATATGATTGATAAGTATGATATTGATTATGTATATATAGATTCCGCAGCACAGCAGACTCGATATGACTTTGCACAAAATTATGATATTTCAACTGTAAATGCAAAAAAGTCGGTACTAGATGGAATCGCTCACGTAGCGGGTATAGTTGACAATGATACTTTAATGGTCGATCAAAGATGCGGAGAAGTGTTAGCCTGCTTAGATCAATATCAATGGGATCCAAATCCAAATCTGGCAAAAGAAAAGCCAAAGCATAATCGAGCCTCACACATGGCGGATGCACTTCGATATGCTTTGTACTCTTTCGAAACAAGCCAGAGCGGGTTTTAAAGATACCTAAGAAAAATAATTATTGACAAATTACCTTCCCCACGATATAATTCTGGTAATAAATATGAAAAAGCTCAAGAGAGATCCAATAAAATACATTCGAGACCGAGCTAAATCCAAATACGAGAAAGGTTCTGAATGTTACATCTGTGGAAAGCAAACAGAACTTGATTTTCATCACTTTTATTCTCTTAGTCCTTTACTAAAACAGTGGCTAGGCAAAAAACAGAAAGAGAGACCGTTACACTATACTGATGAGTACATTGTAATTTGGAGAGATGAATTTATTGAAGAGTGTCACAGTGAGTTTTATGAAGAAACTGTAACAATCTGTCACGATCATCATTTGCAGCTTCATTCCATTTACGGAAGAAACCCTAGCCTTGGAACTGCTAAAAAGCAGAAAAGGTGGGTAGAGATTCAAAGAGAAAAACATGGCTTGGTATAAATTTGGGTTTGGCTCTAAAAAAGATACGGAGATTGAGGAAAAACTCAATCCGATTCAGCCGTACTATAATAATATTACAGAGCCTTCTCGTGAATTTACTTATAGCTATGAGCGCGCGTATGAAGACCTTGAAATTGTCAATCGAGGCGTAAATATTGTCGTAGATGACTGTGCAGAAATTGACGCAATTGTACACCAAGAAAATTCATTTCCGGGTGCAGTAAAGGGCGTAAAAGCGAGCAAAGTATCAACACTTTTAAACCGCGAGCCTAATCCTTTTCAAGATATTTCTTCTTTCCGCAGAAACTTATTCACAGACTATATTTTAGACGGAAATATCTTTATTTATTTTGATGGTGTACACCTATACCATCTTCCTGCTAGTAAAATGACTATTCACGCTAGTAGGACTACTTTCGTTGATTATTACTCTTTCGACGGAGGACAAAATTTTAACACAGACGAGATTATTCATATTAAAGAAAACTCGTTTTACTCTATTTACCGTGGAGTTTCTCGATTAAAGCCAGCGTTAAGAACAATGGTTTTAATGAAGAATATGCGAGATTTTCAAGATAACTTCTTTAAAAATGGCGCTGTTCCAGGCCTTGTTCTTAAATCTCCAAATACTCTGTCTGAAAAAATTAAAGAGCGTATGATTCAATCTTGGACTGCTCGATACAAGCCAGATGCTGGAGGCAGACGCCCTCTTATTCTTGATGGTGGCATCGAAGTAGATAAAATCTCAAACGTAAACTTTCGTGAAATGGACTTTCAATCGGCAATTCAAGAAAACGAAAAAATTATTTTAAAATCTATTGGAGTACCTCCAATTTTATTAGATTCAGGAAATAATGCAAACATTCGTCCAAATATGCGTTTGTATTATCTAGAAACAATAATGCCTATTGTAGAAAAATTAAATGCAGGATATAGTAGGTATTTTGGATTTAATATAGGTGAAGATATTACGAATATTCCTGCCTTACAGCCTGAGCTACGAGACCAAGCAACTTTTTATACTTCTCTCGTAAATGCAGGAATCATTACCCCAAATGAAGCACGAGTAGCAATGAACTTTGATGAACTACCCGATGCTGATGAAATTAGAGTACCTGCTAATATAGCAGGAAGCGCTGTCGAGCCTAGTCTCGGCGGAAGGCCCACAGAAGGAGAAGAATAGATGGCAGTTAGACAAAAACAGCTAGTTTTGGACATTGCATATAAGCACTTCAAAGAATTTGAACTGCCACTCGACATTGAGTATAAGTCTTACATGAATATCGTTGGGCCTAAAGAAGCTCTTCACGCTATTTCAGTTAAGCGCAGCTTTAAAGCATGGAAGTATTTAATTCACGCGTTAAAAGTCGCTCATCCAGATTTATTGGAGCCGCCTAAGCCCGCACCAACCCCTGCACCAAAGGCAGTCAAGCCTAGTCCTTTGAGCAAGCCTGCCCCTGCAGAAGAAATGGATAGTGACGATGAATAAGATTTTTAATCTAACTTCTACGTTCAAGTCTTTAGATATAGATGACGATGGGGGCGTACATATTTGTGGTATGGCTAGTACCTCTGATTTTGATCGTGCAGGCGATACTATTGATGCAACTGCGTGGACAAAAGGTGGTTTAGCCAATTTTGAAAAGAATCCTATTATTCTTTTTAATCATGACTATAACCACCCAATTGGTAGAGCAACTGGTGTCAAGGTCACTGAAAACGGCCTTGAGCTAAAAGCAAAAATTTCAAAAAGTGCTGTAGTACCTTCTGGTGCTGTAGCGGACCTTGTTAAAGACGGTGTCCTTGGAGCCTTTTCTGTCGGTTTCCGAGTCAAGGATGCTGATTATCTTAGTGAAACCGACGGATTAAAGATTAAGGATGCTGAATTATTCGAGGTATCAGTTGTATCTGTACCTTGTAATCAGGCAGCAACTTTTTCATTGGCTAAGTCTTTTGACTCAATAGATGAGTACGAAGATTTCAAAAAACAATTTAAAAACTGTGTGGATCTAGCCGGTCAGTCTCTGGCTAAAACTGAAGATTCAGAAGTAGCTAGTGACACACCGGAAAGGGACTACAAAGTCCAAAAGGAGATCAAAATGTCGGAAGAGAACAAAACTCCCGAAATCGACCTGGAAGCATTCGCGAAGCGCGTAGCAGATGAGACTGCTGCAAAGATCGCAATGAAGCAGGCTGAAGAAAAAGCTGCTGCAGAGAAAGCTGCTGCAGAAGCTCAAGAGAAAGCTGCTGCAGAAGCAGAAGCAAAAGCTGCTCAAGAAGAAGAAGTAAAGTCAGCTATCAAAGTTGGCGTTGAGTCAGGCGCTGAGCGCTTGGTTGCTGACGTTGAAGCTAAGCTGGCTGAAAAAGATGCTTCTATTGAAGAAGTACTCGCTAAGTACAAGGCTGACTTGGAAGAGAAGAACGAAGAGCTTACCAAAATGCGTGAGTCTAAGCGCGTATTTGCTGACCGTGCAGAAAAGGGCGACCTTTCTAAGTGGGGCAAAGACTTTATGTATGGCCACCTTCTCGGCGTAATGACTGGCAAGGGTTGGGATACTGACTATTCACGTGGTATTATGGAAAAGGCCGGTATCAACTATGCAGCTAACGCTGCTGATATTGCACAAGAAGTTTCTACTCGTATCGAGAAAGAAATTATGCTTGAGCTGAAGCTTGCACAAGCATTCCGTGAGCTTACTATCAATTCTCAGACTCAGGTACTGCCGATTCAAACTGATGCAGGTCCTGCAGCTTGGGGTTCAAACACTGATACAGCAGGTAACTTGGAGAACCGTCCAGAAGTTACTAACGCTCAGTACAATGCTAAGCAAGTAATCCTGAAAGCTACTCGATTGATTTCGACCACTTTCATGGACAACAACATTGATGAAGAAGTTCTTGTTAACTTGATGCCAATGCTTGTTGAGTCTGTTGCACGTGCTCACGCTCGCGCTGTAGACAATGCTATCATTAACGGTACTTCTGGTGGTGCTGAAGGCTTTAACGGTCTTGAGGCTCTTGCTGGTACTAACCTGTTTGCAACTGATGTTACTGCTGCCGGTGTTGGTGCTGTTACTGCATCTGACTTCTTGGACGCACGTAAGCTGATGGGTAAGTATGGCATGATGCCTGAAGACTTGGTATACGTTGTATCGCAGAAGCGTTACTACGACCTGATTGCTGATGCTGGCTTTGCTGACATCACTGATGTAGGTTCAGACGTTGCTACCAAGATCACTGGTTCAGTTGGTGCTATCTACGGTACTCCTGTAGTAGTATCTGACCAACTCGAAGCAGAAGCTGCAAGTGCCTCTATGGGCTACGCTGTTAACGTTCGAAACCACGTAATTCCTCGTCTCCGCGGTGTATCTGTAGAGCAAGATTACGAAGTACTAAACCAGCGTCGAGTAATCGTTGCTAGCCAGTCTCTTGGCTTCAACCAGCTCGTTGCTAACAACGGTACTACTGACGTATCTGTTGTTAAGATTGTCCAAGCGGCATCTTAATATACTTTTACAAACTGGGGAGGTTCGCCTCCCCAAGTTTTTACTAATTGATTTATGGCAGATTTAATTACATTAGAAGAGTATAAAGACTCTAAAAACTTGTCAAGTGTCAAAGATGATGCTCGTCTTCGCACACTTATTGAATCCGTAAGTCAATTAGTAAAAACTTACTGTGGCAATTCAATTATTGACCACTACTCTACAAACAAAGTAGAAACTTTTAATATTAACTGGCATACTCATATTGTTCAACTTACAGAAAGTCCTGTAAATACAATCGTATCTGTAGAAGAAAGAAATACCTACGAAGACTCTTATAATACTTTAACTACTGCTGCCTATGAATATTATTTTGATGCTACTACAGATAGTGTTATTCGTACAACAGGTGGAAGTAGTTATAAGAACTGGAGGCAAGGGCCAGGAGCGGTTCGTGTAACTTATACTGCAGGATACGCAGAAACTCCTGCAGATTTAAAACTTGCTTGTCTCGATTTGGTACAATATTATCATAAAGAAGAGCATACTCAACGCCGAACTCTCGCAGGTGCTACTGTTGAAAATCCTGGCACTGGAGACGGAAGAGGATTCCCTGACCACATTAAACGTGTCTTGGATATGTATAAGAACTTTTAATGTCTAAGACCGCATTAGATGAAGCTATAAAAGGCATAAAGCGTAGGCTAGAAAAAGACTCACAGACTTATAGAAGTTTAGTTTCTGATAAAAAAGTTCATTCAATTACAGTTAGTGAACAAAAACTTAAAACTCAAATAAAAAAAGAAATGTTATCTAGGGGAGGGTATCGAGAAGGTCAACTT